AGCTAACGATATTATCTCTGACGAGTTTGCTTCCATACCTCGTGATATTTTTGAAACCGTTGTGGCAGGTTTTGCTGCGGTAAGCTCCGACCCAATTGAAAACGTCAAAAAGATCGCAGCAAAAAAGAAGGCCGCAGAACTAGGCATTGAAATAGAAGAAGAAAACGAAAACGTATTAGAGAAGAAAAACAACCAGATCATATTATCGGGTACTGCCTATTACGACTTCAACCATTTTGCTGAGTATTGGAAAAAATGGAAATCCATAATCAAAAGTCAAGGTAAGGAAAATAGACTTAGGGAGATATTTGGAGAAGATCCACCAAAGGACTTCAACTGGAAGGACTACTCAATCATCAGAGTCCCTTACGAGCTTTTACCAGAAGGCTTCATGGACGCCTCACAGGTCGCTAGATCGAAGGCGACGGTTCATGCTGGAATATATCAGATGGAGTTTGGAGCGTGCTTTACACGCGATTCTCAGGGCTTCTTTAAGCGTACCTTGATAGAGAGCTGTGTCACCAGCGACGACGGCAAGATAAAAGACTCTAACGGAAAAGAAATATGTTTTCAAGCTCAACTTAGAGGCGATAAAGACAAAAGATATATCTTTGGTGTTGACCCAGCTTCCGAAGTAGATAACTTTAGCATTGTTGTAATTGAAGTAAACTCTGATCATAGACGTATAGTCCATTGTTGGACCACAAATAGAGAGCAGCACAAAGAGAAGGTTAAAAGCGGTTACTCTAAAGAGAGCGATTTTTACGCCTATTGCGCTAGGAAAATCAGAGACTTAATGAGGATCTTTCCCTGTGTTCACATTGCGATGGATGCTGGCGGCGGAGGTATTGCAGTTATGGAATCCCTACACGATAACGATAAAATACAAGAGGGTGAACTTCCAATATGGCCAGTAATAGATGAAGACAAAGCAAAAGACACTGATGATCATAGAGGCTTGCATATCCTTGAAATGTGTCAGTTTTCAAAGTATGACTGGTTAGCTGAAGCGAATCATGGTTTAAGAAAAGACCTTGAAGACAAGGCGTTGCTTTTTCCAATGTTTGACACCATAAGTTTAGGTATTGCAAATGCTGAAGACGGCCTAAAAGGTCGAACTTACGACACCCTCGAACAATGTGTTATGGAAATAGAAGACCTAAAAGACGAGCTTACCATGATACAGATCACACGGACGGCTACAGGAAGAGATAAGTGGGATACTCCGGAGACGGTTATTGGCACAGGAAAGAAGGGCAAACTAAGAAAAGACCGCTACTCTTCTTTGCTGATGGCTAATATGGCGGCTAGGACGCTCTCCAGAATACCTCCTCCAGCAGAATACAATTTTTATGGAGGGTTTGCTACAGTTGAAAAAACCGATGCTAATGGGGAAGACTACTCTGGCCCCAACTGGTTTACGGATAACATGAAAAATCTGTACTGATTGTGTATAATACAATAGCAATTATATTACAATCAAATTACTTTCTAGGGTGAACCCAAACATGTCACAAGAAGACTCTTTTATAACGTGGAACGACTCTGACCACACAAGCAAAGCTAAGGCTTTTGACTCATTTTCTGATTCAATGGAGTCTTATGAAGGTATCTCTAAAGGATATCACAGAGATTTTCTAGACATTGAACCTAACAGGTCCGTTCGACCTCAGTTTGGAAGAAACGACTACAATGCGTTCAGACCAAACGAAGCAACACCAAGAAAGCAAAAGCGAGCAATCAAGCTTTGCATGGATGCTTACGAGAAGGTGGGAATAGTAAGAAATGTAATTGACCTCATGGGAGACTTTGGTTGCCAAGGAATAAATATTGTCCACGAAAATAAGAGTGTTGAAAAATTCTTCAAGCAATGGTTTAAAAAGGTAGACGGCAAAGAGCGCTCTGAAAGATTCCTAAACAACCTGTACAAAACTGGGCAAGTTTTCGTCTACAGAAGCTATGCAAATATAACCCCAGAGATCAAGAAATATATGAGGTCGATGGCGAACGACATCAGATTAGAACTTCCTGTAACTTTAGAGAATGTTGTTCCTTGGAGATACAACTTCTTTAACCCCCTCAATCTTGATATGAAGAATGGGTCTATCAATCTATTTCTTGGTAGAAAAAATTACGAGCTGTCTACAAATACGTTTTTTGATAACTTTAAAGACGGCTCTGTTCCAGCAAAAATCATGGAGACCCTTCCTCCAAATGTCAAAAATGCAATTAAGTCTGGACAAAGGAAAATAGAGCTAGATCCAGACAGGCTAAGTGTTCACTATTACAAAAAAGATGATTGGCAGCAGTGGGCGTACCCACTTACCTATGCGATCTTAGACGATATCATCATGCTTGAGAAAATGAAGTTAGCCGATCTTTCCGCTTTAGATGGGGCTATTTCTAATATCAGACTCTGGACTGTCGGTAGCTTAGATCATAAAATACTCCCCAATAAGGCGGTTATAAACAAACTTAGAAACATCCTCGCTAGTAATGTTGGCGGAGGAACGATGGAACTCGTTTGGGGTCCAGAGCTTTCTTATACAGAGTCTAACAGTCAGGTGTACAAGTTCTTAGGCTCAGAAAAATATCAGTCTGTTTTGAATAGCATTTACGCTGGTCTTGGTGTTCCTCCCACGTTAACAGGAATCGCTGGCCAAAGCGGAGGATTTACAAATAACTTTATATCACTAAAAACACTGGTCGAAAGATTACAGTATGGTAGGGACCAACTCACAAAGTTTTGGGAAAAAGAGATTGAGTTTGTAAGAAAGTCTATGGGCTTTAGGAAGTCAGCACATGTGGTTTATGACCAGATGAGTTTATCCGATGAATCTTCTGAGAAACAGCTATTAATCCAGCTCGCAGACAGAGATATTATTAGCCACGAAACAGTATTAGAAAGATTTAAAGAGATACCCGTCGTAGAGAAGGTTAGATTAAGCAGAGAGGGAGGAGACAGAGAAGCCGAGAAGATTCCTCCAAAAGCAAGCCCATTTCATAATGCAAATCAAAAACTTGACATCGAGAAGATGGAAAAACAAACTGAGTTAAATGAAAAGCAGAAAGAGAAAGAAGCGACTAAGCCTCAACAGCAAATGACAAACGAAGAAGGTCGTCCACTATTTAAAATGGATGAGGAGCCTAGAAAGCAACGGGTTGACACGCCAAAGTCGAAACCCGGAGTTGCAGAGCTTTTTGTTTGGGCTACTGGCGCCCTCGAAAAGGTCAGCATCCTATCTCAAGGATACATACAATCTAAAGGAAAGACGGACATGAGACAGCTAACCAGAGATGAATCCCAAGAGCTAGAAAATCTAAAACTATATGCCTTCCTAAATCTTGATCCCCTCTCTAAGATCACTCCGACATCTATATACAAAGCCATATCCTCAAAGACTAGCCCTCTGTTCTCAGAGTTTAGCGAAATCAGGGGCAAATCGTCCAATCTTCAAGACTACAAAAATCATGTCTTAGCTAAGTACGTGGAGCATATTTCACGTTAAAATACATGTTTTGACATTTTTTTTATTTTTTTGTGTATAATCTTCTGAGGTAAAATTATGACGATAAAAATATTTCAAAAAGAAATTGAAGACGGCGTTGGCGAGCTTGTTAAAAGCACCGCTAGCGTTGCTTATTGCTCCCAAGCTACAGTTAACACAGCGACTAAAGATGCAGTGATAGACAGCATCTCTGATCGTGAAGTTTTAGACAAGGTTTTAGCTGAAAATAAAGACCAAATAGATTTATACTACCTCGAATCTGTGTTGGTTTCTTGTGGCTGGAACAAAAACGACGACGTGTTTATGCCGGAGGATACTTGGGCAGCTAGAAACACTCCAGAGGACAAGCAATTCAACTTTATGCACGATGAAAATGATATTATCGGGCATATTACCGGAAGTTATATTCTCACTAAAGACGGTAAGGCTGTCGCAGAAGATGAAGCGGAAATGCCAGAAGACTTTGATATCATAACTCAGGCTGTTTTATACAACAGTTGGACCGGTGCTGAAAATCAAGAGAGAATGAAAAAAATTATTGCTGAGATCGAAGAAGGCAAATGGTACGTTTCTATGGAATGTCTGTTTGCCGGTTTTGATTATGCTCTAATTGGGGAAGAAGGAAGCGCCAAAGTTCTTGCTAGAAATGAAGAGTCCGCTTTTCTGACCAAGCACCTAAGAGCTTATGGCGGAACAGGTGAATACCAAGGGTATAAAGTCGGTAGAGCATTAAAAAATATATCTTTTTCAGGTAAAGGTTTAGTTGCTAAACCCGCCAACCCTAGAAGTATAATTATTAAATCTGTCGCATTTGAGGTAGATCAAAATTCTAATTTTAACATAGGAGAATTAACTATGGCTGAAAACCTTTTAGAGAAGCAGTTGGACGATGTTCGTGCTGAACTTGCTTCCGCAAAGGCAGAAAACGAAGCGATCAAAGCCAAGATTGAAGAAGCTAAAGACAAAGAATTTGCTTCTCAGGTCGAGGCGTTTGAAAACGCAATCGAAGAAAAAGATTCTAGCATTGCAGAACTCGAAGAAAGCATCAAGAGCACTCAGGCTCGCGTTGCAGAACTCGAAGACGCACTTGCTCAGTCTCAAGAACAGCTTTCCGTCGCTATGAAAGAAATGGAAGAGCAAAAGAAGAAAGCTCAAATGGAAAAGAGAAAGGCTGCTCTTGCTGAAGCGGGCCTTAATGAGGAAGAAATCGAAGATTCTCTAGCGAACTTCGACGCATTGGCTGATGAAGCTTTTGATTCTGTTATCGCACTTATGAAAAAGAAAGCAGATATGCACGGCGACAAGAAAAAGAAAGACGATGAAGCCGAAGCTGCGATGCCTCCTGAATTGAAGGAAGCAATCGAGAAGAAAAAGAAAGAGAAGGAAGCAAAAGCTGATGAAGAAGAAGCTGAAGCTGAAATCTACGAAGAAGACTTCAAGGAAGTTGAAACTTCTGAAGCTACTCTGGTAGAAACCGAAGTAGAAGATGAAATGGAAACTACCAGAGCTAGCGTAGCTAACTGGTTAGAGAATCACGTACTTAACAAGTAATTTAACAGGAGATTTAAATCATGGCTCTTAAAGCAGATAGATATGAAGAATCAACTGACATCAGCTTCTTCTACGACGCCGGTGAAGCTACTCGTGGTGGTGTTGTAGTTTTAGATGATCAAGGTTTGGCTTCAGGTGCAGCACTCGATCAAGGTGAAAATCTTGTCAAGTATAAAGCTGCCACGAAAAATGACGTTCCAGTTGGTATCCTCCTTAATGACGTTGTCAACAAGGACTTGACTAGAACCCATTTGAACCAATATAAAGACGAAGTTCAGAAGGGTGGTAAAGTTACCGTTTTGACTCGTGGCTGGGTTGTTACCAATAACATCCTCGGCACACCAAAAGCAGGTGAAAAAGCTTACGCTGTTGGTGAAGGTGTTGGTGCTGCAACCGCAGGCTCAATTTGTAATGCTACGTCATTCCCAGCAGCTTCTGGTGCGCTTTGCATCGGTCGCTTCATGTCTCGTGCAGACGCAGATGGGTATGCCAAAGTTTATGTCAACCTTCCTCATAACGCGTAATTAATCGCCCAATAAAAGGAGATAATAATATGTCACTTACAGAAAGACCTAGCGATGAATTTATCTCATTGCTTAAGAAATCGGGCGATAGCGATCAAAATGTCGCTTACGCTGCCCAGAGAGAGTTTGCTAAAGCTCTTGAACTTCCTTTGCGTAAGGGTGTTCTCGTTGGCAACATTCTCGGGAATATTTTTGAGACTATCAATGTCGAACCGGGAGCCTCTACTGAGTATCCACTCGATTTGATTTCTCCGGGACTTGAAGGTGAGCATGTTGCTTACACTAATCCCGGTCACGGTCGCGTCCCCGAACGTGCAATCGAGAGCGACTACGTGATGATTCCAACATATAGCATCACTAGCAGCATCGACTACTTGCTTCGCTATGCTAGAGAAGCCCGTTGGGACATTGTTGGCCGTGCTATGCAGGTGCTGGAAGCCGGATTTGTCAAGAAGATGAATGACGACGGATGGCACACTATTCTTGCTGCTGGTGTTGATCGTAACATTTTGGTTTACGATGGTGACGCCACAGCAGGTATGTTCAGCAAGCGATTAGTATCTTTGATGCAGACTGTTATGCGCAGAAATGCTGGCGGTAACACTGGTTCTGCTAATCGCGGTCGTCTGACTGACCTTTACGTTTCCCCAGAAGCTCTGGAAGATGTTCGTAACTGGGGTCTTGATCAGATCGACGAAGTAACTCGTAGAGAAATCTACACCGCAGCAGAAGGTGGTGCTCCAATCACCCGTATCTACGGTGTTAATCTCCACGATCTCGATGAGCTTGGAGAAGGCCAAGAATACCAGACGTTCTTCACTGACGGTCTTGGCGGTTCTGTTCAGGGTAATGACCTTGAATTGGTAGTTGGTATTGATCAGGGAGCTAACGATAGCTTCATCATGCCAATGAAGCAGAATGTAGAGGTCTTTGAAGATCCTACTCTCCACCGTCAGCAGAGAGCTGGCTACTACGGGTTCGCTGAACTTGGGTTTGGTGTACTTGATAATAGACGAGTCATTCTTGGCTCATTCTAATATCTAAGTCCATTAGTAACCACAAGAAGAGTCACTGCCATATTTTTGGTAGTGGCTCTTTTTTGTGTATAATACTATGTAATCGCAATCTTATTTAGGACTTTACTAGGAGTTTTATTATGGCAGCTTTATCAGATTATTTAGAATCTGGCCTACTACACCACTTATTTAGGAATGGTTCGTTCCCAAAACCAACCAATATAGCAATAGCGTTGTGCAGTGGTGTTCCAAGCGACTCAAATACAGGCGTTTCACACTACCAAGCGGGTGGTGCTTATGACGCTACATACCTACCAGAATTGCCTTCAGGCGATGCAAATGGTAACTTAACAGGATATGCCAGAATAAGTTTAGGTAATCCATCCTCTGAGGGTGACGGAACTTGGACTTATAGTATAGATGATCACAACGCTGGCAGCGGACTGATTAAAAACACAGATTCATTAACGTTTGATGTTGGTGACGCCTCCGCAGCCTTAGTTGACTGGGGATGGGTTTCCGGCATAGCAATTGTAGACTCTGGAGAATACGGAACAGGAAATCTATTAATGCACGCCGCTTTAGATAACCCAAGAGTAATATACGCTGGCGATACTGTAAAATTTGACATATCAACATTGCAAATAAGCTTTAAATAAATATACAAAGGTTTGTTAAATGATTCTAACCAAGTCAGACTACCTAGCTAAAATAAACGGTCTGTTACCAGACAATTCAACTCAGCAGATTTCCCCCGAAGACCTCAGAGAAAGCCTTACTGATTTAGTTGATTCTGTACATCTTTTTTTAGATGGCAAAGAGATAAACACTGCAAATTTCTCTTCGCCAGATTACAGGACAACATTAGGTGGAGACTTAGCGTTAGAAAAAATAAACTTAGTAAATAGACTCAGCATTGATAACACTGCTTTTGGTTATTATGCTCTGGGCGCTAATTATGTAAGTAGCGGAAATACTGCCCTAGGGTCTTATGCTCTTGGCTGCAACCTAGATGGGACTCACAATGTTGCCGTTGGACTAAATGCTCTTGGTGGCAACGTAAAGGGGTCTGGAAATGTTGGTATAGGTAACTTCTCCTTATTAACGAATAAGCATGGTAGCTACAACATAGCTATAGGTCATGGAGCTGGTCATTATGCACACTCTGGCATAAACAGCGACACAAATAGCTTTCAATTCTTTCTAGGTGCATATCCCGGCTTTGAGCAGGATCATACTTGTGATATTGTCGATAGCTCGGGAGCAAGACCTCTTCTTTATGGAAAGCTTGACGACTTATTACTTGGGGTAGCGGTTCCCTCCACCCACAACGACGGGGGAACACTACAGGTTTCTGGAGACATAACTCCTTTTACCAGCGGAGAAAGCAACCTAGGAACTTCCAAGTATGCTTTTAACTCTGTTAATGAAGTCGTATATTTCTCCGGAGGAAAAGTAGGCTTAAACACTGACGCGCCTTCTGGCGATTACGGGGTTATGACATCTAAAGGACATATAGTCCCTCATGAAGACGCTAAATGGTCTTTAGGTAATAAGGTCTTAAGATGGGACGGATGGTTCAACGACTTAGTTGTTAGTGGTCAACTTCACGCAAACGATGTTAACTACAATCATATCAATGAGTGTTTGTACGATTGCAAAACACTACATCTTGCAACTAGTGGGTTTTGTGATCCAGACGACATGGGCTTTCACAATGATACCCTGTGTGGATATCTTAGTGATGAGGGTATTGACGGAGGAGGTTTTGAGATACACTCAAGTGGCTCAGACTACCAAAGAAACTACAGTTTCTTGTTTAGATACCCAGACCCATCCACCAAATGTATTGACCCTATAGTCAAAGGAGGCCCAGACGAGCTTTACGCCAGAGCAAGATGGGAATCTAATATCTCCATACAGCTAGAGTCTGGAAGACATGTACAAGCAGACAGAATCTTGGGTGGAAGGGATAAGCTATCGCTTGTTAAAAGTAGTGGATGCTTTGGTTTACTTCTAAGAACAGATTTTAATACAGAAAAAAGCATACTAGACTTTGGTCCTGAAGGAATTATTGAAAGCGGTTACTGCAATAAAGACTTCAACTTCCTGTCTGCTTCTGGAGATTTTCAGTTACCTGATGGAAACATAAGTGGGCACGATATATCGGTTATGTATGGATCAATAGATTCTGGTGTAAAAGTAACTCAACAGTTTAGTTCCAGAATTAAAAATTGCAACACTTTACGTGGATTTAGATGGGTTTATCATGACGAAATAGATTCTAAGGCGTCTGGATGCGACGACTCTGGCTCTCCCCGTCACAACCCACTAGCATAATTAACTAAAGGTATATTTGATGAAAGATAGATTTTCACTTCATATAGACGATGGGCAACCAGAAATTCTGGAAGCTTTCACCGTAGTAAGAAATGGTTTTACCGGATCTCAGAAAGGTTTGGTCGGGATAACCAATATAGCTCACTCATCAAATCAAGAGCCAATTATCCCCGAAACCATCTTCAATGTACAGTCGTCTGCTGAGTCAAACGTAAGATTCTCATCAGTCTCACTTAACGAAAGTACACTTGAGCTTTTATCTAATGGTAATACAAAAGCTTCTGGACTACAGATTGCGTACGATCCGGGTTCACAAAGAATACACTTTTCTGCACTATCACCCTCTGGCTGCACAGGGATAGAGACAGGTTTTATAACGTCTACCAGCAATAACTTTGTAGGCATAGGAACAACAAAGTTTAACGACATAGATAAATTTACACCAAATTCTCCTTTAACTATCTGGCATAGTGGAACAACGAATAGCGGCACTATAGCTATAAAAGAACAAGCTACCTCTCCTTCCGCAACTTCCACCTTTGGAAAAATTTTCGTCAAGCAAGATGTTAATTGTGGTTTAAGACAGAGCTTATTTTTCTTAGACGATACTGGTCAAGAGTTTAATATTTCCCATCCTTCCGGAGAGTTAAAAACAGACAGCTTTAACAACACGTTTGGTGGTAGATTTGCTCCCAACTCCGCCTTCGGCTGTGCAACAAACGAAAACCTTCACTGTGATACCGTCTACGGGTTTGCCGCCGGATACAAGCTGAACGCTGGGGATCATAATACTCTTATTGGGTGTAACGCCGGTAGTGGTATAACCAACGGAAACAAAAACACTGTAGTTGGTAGTAACAACATTGCAAGACTAGACGTTAGCAATGTGATCGTCCTAGGTACTGACAACCTTAGTCCGGCTTTTCCTTCCGACGGGGAAAACGACTCCGCTGGGAGCATAGGAAACAACATACTCATCGGAACTGGGCTTGCTACAGACTACGACTTACAACCTAATACAATGCTTATCGGCTTTGGGTCTTCTCCGGTAGTGCAGGCTGGCCTTGGGGGAACAAATAACAGATTTCTTTCTGTTAATTCGCTTGTTAACGATAAAGCTTCAATATCTGTAATTAGCGAAAACAATGAGCTTTCTTTAACAGAGAAAGACGAGGTAAGAACTGAAGCTCACAATCCTCTTAGCAACGCAAATGTAGGCATTATAAACCTTAAAGACAAAGACTCCCCCTTACAACACAAAGGGATGGCCTCTCTCAGGTTTAGCAACCAGTTTAACGACAGCCAAACTCTAGTAGATTATGTTCCTAGTGGACTTATTCCTAACAGCACGCCTGTATTCACAACACCTTCTCGCCCAACTCCTTATGTAGCAATAAGCGGAGATTTATATTTAAACGGATCAATAAGATTCGCTGATCAAAGCGTGTTGGCCGGTGCTAAAGACTACGCCCTGTTTGCTGACTCGGGGGTTGGTAAAGTTCAAGAGGACACCAAAAGTACTTTTATTCTTGATTACACTAGCCTTTCCTTTGCTTCCAACTTAACACCTAGTATTAACGCTACTTCAAGCTACTTGGCCTTAGAAACCCCTTCCGGCGATGAAAGACTGGTTGGAAAAATAAGCATAGATGCTCTTGCTTCATATGTTTCTAGTGGCTACGCATCTGTATCAGAAAACTGCAACATGGTTTGGGCAGATGTAGACTCTGAGTCAAACATAGATGTTGTAAATAATTCTGGTTCTGTGTTTATAGGGTGTGGAGTAGGAGTACATGCCACTGGATGGAAAAACGGTGTATTTCTCGGGGCGCAGGCTGGTGCCCACGCGACAGCTTCTAATGCCGCCCTGTACGCAGATACTGCTCCTGTGTTTATAGGTTTTAGAGCGGGTTATGATGCGGACAACCTAGATAACACAATAGCAATTGGTACTGCTGCCGGTCAGAATGCAGATGAGTCATCAGATTCAATCTTTATAGGCTCCAGTGCCGGTCTCAACGCTTCAGGAAACAGAAATTGTATTGGTATAGGTGAAAATGCCCTTAACGGCCTAGATACCCCCGGACACGACTATCTTGGTGGTAACAGAAACATAGAGATAATAACCGGACTAGAAAATGATGAAAGATTACTATATTCCAGCGGTAATCTCAACGACAGAATAAATATCCAAAACGTTATAGCCGGTGATCACAAAAAGAAATTCATCAGTCTTGGCGATGCCACTGTCAGCCCACAATTCCCAGTGGAATCAAGAAGAGACGTAATTTTTCCCGGACACTCTGGCGTAAAACATATTCACGCATATTACAACGATAATGTAGTGGAGTCTACTGTAAATTCTTCAGGAGACTATTTATTCGTCAACAACGAAGCCGGAGGTTTTGAAGCTTGGTTTGGAAATCACGAAGGTTTCGTTACAGAAACGATAAACGCACCCTCTTCCTACTCAAATCCAACTAGCGGACTAATGAGAACCCAGACCGCAAGAAATAATTTTGGTACAGATAATCTTATATGGGTTACTAACAGAGATCCTAAGTTGGCAATTCATGGCCCCGGTTCAGACGGTGGAGCTGCCTTTGTTGTCACCATGAGAGTAAATGGAGAAAATAGGCCAGTTTATATAAGCTGCTCTGGAACTTAAATAGGACTTTGATATATGACCCAATGTTGTCAATGCGATGGCGTCACACCACCACCGGCTCCAAGCGGTTCTTGCTGCTTTGAGTGTGAATCTCCTACAGATTGCATAGATTATATTTCAGAGGGAGACTGCCTCAGCAAGCCATGTGGTATATGGTCTGAAAACGAGACCTGTGCGCAAAGAAACTGCGATGCCACTTGTTTTACCGGAAACTCTATTGTTGTTACAGATCTTGGTCCCAAAAAAATATCTGAAGTAAAAGTTGGAGACAAAGTTAAAACTACTTGGGACAAATTCAATACCGTAAAGCATATTGAAAACACCAAGCTTGGCAACAGGCGGTTGGTTTCTATCAACGACAGCCCTTTCTTTTTTACAGACGATCACCCTATATTCACAAGTCGTGGCCTTAAATCCTGCGACTATGAATCTTCGCGCATAAAATACAAAGATATTGACTTTGTAGGGAATCTCAAAGTTGGAGACATCATTAATTGTCCTGCTGGCGCTACAACTGTAGAGTCAATAGAATTTAAATCAGAAGATCCCGATACAGAATTATTTGACTTAGGACTAGATGGAAATAACCTGTATTACGTAAACGATTTTCTTTTTCATAATTGCACTTACCAAAATATATGTTGTTTTACTGAAACTTTTGGAGACCCCTCCCCGAATCTTTTAGCATGTGTTCAAAATACTTGCGGAGTGCATGTTACCCCAATAGAATGCTGCTACAGTAAAGGGTATTCAGAGACTATGTTTGCTAACACCGTCTTAGACTGTGACGAGTGTGATGAATTAACAACAACTACTACTACCACAACCTCAACAACTACAACAGGGCCCACTACTACCACAACCCCAACAACTACAACAGAACCCACAACTACAACAGAACCCACAACCACCACTACCACTACTACACCCCCAGCTAATAATGGTTGCTGTTTAGACGGTATATGTAGAGATGATCTTGATCAGGCTACTTGTGAAGCTCTAGGTGGAGACCCACTAAACCAGCCTTGTAACGACATAGTACAGCGAAAGATCGTGGCAGGGCAGATAGATCCTAACCCATGTGCATCTTGTTGTTGCCCCGAAAGTATAACTCAACCACTCTACTATTGGGCGGACTGTCCATGGTGTAGTTTTGAGACCAACGATACGTTTTACGCTGAAGGTGTCGGTGGAGATAGATGTACATTCGTACAAACTTACGGAGATTATGGAACATTTGACTGCGGCGACGACTGGACTTTATATTACACTTGCAATCCCAGTACGGCGGAAGATTCTATTTTAAGATGGACCATATCTGGATCAACTTGCGCGGGTCTTCTAGACTTGAGGCGGAGGACCGATTCCGACTGTGATTCACCTCCTGAGTTAGACACGCAATATTTTAGATGCGAGGAGATAGGCGTAGATTGTCCTTGTTGTGGTCCTCCTCCACCAATACCAAGCATATGCACATGTCTTTACGCGAATTGTCAAGACTATGACGGAAGCCCTTGTGGTGATGAATACATCGTTTGTCCCGAAGGCTCGATTTTTAGCTGTGGCGATTGTGGGTGCGTTAGCCTCTC